GTTACCAGCAGCGTTAACGGTGATGGTGTGTCCATGTGAACCAATCGCAACGGAGTGCGTATGAGCACCAATACCGACAGTATGCGCGTGTGCACCTGCGCTTGCAGCAGTGCCGGACAGTGAGTGGGTATGTGCGCCAGCAGATGATGTTGCATAGTTTTGATTATGCACAACAGACAATCTTGTTGATGCACTACCAGCACCGGAGTTAGCACTAGCCGTGTTCACGTTGGCTAGTGAGTGTGTGTGTGCTCCAGCCGAGTTTGTAGAGCCGCTCACACTGTGTGTATGTGCCCCGGTGTTATTCGTGGATTTAGTGCCGTAATCAAACGACGATGTGGTTTTCGTCCCCAAATCTGTACTGGATGCGCTGGCGCTGTGGGTATGCGATTTAATGCCGTCCTGTTCCTGAGACAATACGGCCCGACCACTGGCAGGTTTGCCCTTAATCGTCCAGCCACGCATATCAGGGATCACGCCTGACGGATAAGCGGCTGCAAGTTTCGGGTAAGCAGATTTGTCAAAAGCCTGCCCCTGCATCAGGGCATAACCAGACGGAACGGTATCTGATGGCCACGGGATTGGTGCGCCGACTGGGTAGCTTTCTGGTGGAAGATTTTTCGAGGTATAAACTTCTGCCCAGTCTTCCTCAAAACCATAACCGTCTCTTGAAGAACGGTAGAACAGACCACCATTTCTGTAATGCGCCTTCATCTGCAGGGTCCGGCAACTTCCGACTCCGGTATAGAAGTTAACCAGAATATAGCTGTCGCCAGAGCGGGTGACATTGTAAGCGCCTGATTCGGCATTCCATGGAACGCCACCATCCGCATCGGCATATGTATCCGTTGCCCTTCTGGCAAAAGCAGCCACATGCGCGGCGGTTAAAGTAATATCTTTGGAACCATCAAACTCAACACCAGAAACCCGTCTTGGCGTTTGCAGCTTTGTTGCTGTTAATGCATTACCGTTCAGACTTGCGGACAGTTTGGTTCCAATAACCAGTTCGCCGGTTGCGTTATCAATAGCAAACGGTCTTAATGTATTCCAGCCACCATAAACATCACCTTGATTGGTAAGCAGCAGGTAAGTTTTAGCGCCATCATTACGCCATAATGCACCATACTCCCCACCTATCATTCGAATCTGATTACCACCACGCGCTACAATTTCGTCTGTGGCAAAAAGTTTTTTGCACGACAAGTTATCGTTAACGATTAACGAATGAGACTCATAAAAACCACGCCCACTCTTAAAATCAAGGATAACGTCCGCCGCGATACATTCAGTCGCCGGATTTGTTGCCCCAAACTTATAGGTCGTATCATTAACAACGAGATCAGCACCAGGTGCGGATATTGACAGGCCATCTTCAATAAACGCAAAAACAGGGAAAGCAGCGCCATCAACATAGAACACAGAGCGCAAATCATCGCCCTTATTACTCATCATTATTGAGTGAATGGCTCGTTCATTGTTTTGATATTGCCAGAACATGCCATAAGCATAACGCCCCCTGTCAGTCCAGCCACCAGGCATAACAAATCCGTTAAACTCGCAGTTATTCATCGGATCGCCTGCGGTTCGCGTTGCCGTGGTGATAATGACTCTTGATGCCAGTTCGCTTACTGAGCCAGCAGAACGCATAACAACAACAGGGTAATATTTTCCAGATGTTGCACCTGCAGGAGCGTTAACCCGCACATAACGCATACCACGCTTATCAGCAAAGTCTGTTTTACTGACCGCGTTAATGTTGTTCAGGAAGCATCCCTTATCGGGTATATCAGCGCCGTTCTGGTCTTTCTGCAGACGTTTCTCTGCATTGTCATAGGCTGATTTTACTGCCTTTGGCGTTGCCGCCAGCGTTTCAGACGTACTGTTGGTCGCACTGCTGAGCTGTACTATCCCCTTTTTCGTCGTACTTGCATCCTCAAGCGCCACGGCGGATGCAATATCCTCTGCCCGTTTAGCTGCTGTCTCGGCGCGCGTTGCCGCGGATTCCGCCGTACTTTTGCTCTGAGCTGCCGCCGTCGCACTGCCAGCAGCCTCTGTCGCCTTCGTGGATGCCGTCGTGGCGCTGCTCTTCGCTGCTGACGCTTGTCTGGTCGCCTCATCTTTTGAAGCAGACGCCGATGATGCCGATGACGCCGCCGAACTGGCTGACGATGCGGCAGCCGTTTTTGAGGATTCTGCGCTTGTTTCCGACGCTTTCGCGTTCGTTTCGGATGTCTTCGCTGCGGAAGCAGACCTCGCTGCTGCGCTGGCCTGTTCAGTGGCTTCGCCAGCCTTCGTTGTGGCTGTTGAAGCAGACGATGCGGCGCTTTCTGCCGATTTTCCGGCGGCGGTGGCACTGGCTGAGGCCTGCCCGGCACTTGTTGACGCTGCACTGGCAGACGACGCAGCCGCTGTTTTTGAGCCTGCCGCAGCCGAGGCGCTCTGTCCCGCTGCCGTTTCAGAAGACCTGGCGTTCGTCTCGGACGTTTTTGCCGCCTTCGCGGAATTTCCTGCCGCCGTTGCCGAGGAAGCTGCACTACTGGCGCTTGATGATGCGTTCGTTTCTGATGATTTTGCCGCTTCTTTTGAGGCCGCCGCATCCCGGGCCGAGGTCGCAGCTTCTGATGCCTTCGTGGTCGCGGTGGATGCAGATGTGGCTGCTGATTGTTGTGACGCTGAAGCATTCGTTTCTGACGTTTTCGCCGCACCGGCACTGGTGGCCGCCGCGCTTTTTGAGGACTCTGCAGCGGCAGCACTTTTTGATGCTTCAGTGGCCTTTGTTGATGCCGTTCCTGCGCTGGAAGACGCTGACTGAGCCGACGACGCGGCCTGTCCGGCTGACGTGCTGGCTGCGCGTGCTGAGTCCGCAGCATCAGCCGCATGGGTTGCCGCCTCACGGGCTGATGTGCTGGCATCACTGGCTGACTTCTTCGCGGCTGCCGTGTTCTGTGCCACCGCGGACGCGTTACGCGCCACCTCTTCCACCATCAGTTCAAAACGGCGCAGTGCCTCCGGACGGGCATCATCCTCCGTCATGGCACCGAGAAAATCATTCAGCGTACCGGGTTGAGAATCTTCATACACGGTAATGGTCCCGGCATGTGACGGCGGGAATCCTTCCACCAACAGAATAACGCTGTACTGACCGTACTCAACGTCCATGCTGTAACGCCCGGCTTCATCCGGATTTTCTGAGGCCAGCGTGTTCACCACCACCGTGGTGCTGTTACGTTTTGCTTTCAGCTGGATTGTGCAGTTCTGTACCGGTTTTCCTGTGCCGTCTTTCAGTACACCTGAAATCTTTACTGCCATATTCACCCCACAAAAAAGCCCGCCTGAACCGGCGGGCTGTCATAACACTGTGTTACCTGGCTAATCAGAACTTATAACCGACACCCACGATGAAACCGTCAGTGCGCCAGTCGCCACTGCCGGAGCCTTCATAAGCAATATCAATGGCCACGGATTCGGTCGGGTTAAACTGCACGCCAGCTCCCCACGCCAGAGACGTGTTGCTGTGGCGACCGTCATCACTTCCGGTCAGCACGTCGTGCGTTTTCCCCTTGGGAAGGTGCGAACAAGTTCCTGATATGAGATCATCATATTCATCCGGAGCGCATCCCAGAGGGACATCATGAGCCATCAACTCACCTTCGCCGATAGTGAATTCAGCACTAAGCGCCGTCAGACCCGAAAAGAGATTTTCCTCTCCCGCATGGAGCAGATTCTGCCATGGCAGAATATGACCGCTGTCATCGAGCCGTTTTATCCCAAGGCGGGCAATGGCCGACGGCCCTATCCGCTGGAGACCATGCTGCGTATTCACTGCATGCAGCATTGGTACAACCTGAGCGACGGTGCCATGGAAGATGCCCTGTACGAAATCGCCTCCATGCGCCTGTTTGCCCGATTATCCCTGGATAGCGCCCTGCCGGATCGCACCACCATCATGAATTTCCGCCACCTGCTCGAGCAGCATCAACTGGCCCGTCAATTGTTCAAGACCATCAATCGCTGGCTGGCCGAAGCAGGCGTCATGATGACCCAAGGCACTTTGGTGGATGCCACCATCATTGAGGCACCCAGCTCTACCAAGAACAAAGAGCAGCAACGCGATCCGGAGATGCATCAGACCAAGAAAGGCAATCAGTGGCACTTTGGCATGAAGGCCCACATTGGTGTCGATGCCAAGAGTGGCCTGACCCACAGCCTGGTCACCACCGCGGCCAACGAGCATGACCTCAATCAGCTGGGTAATCTGCTTCATGGAGAGGAGCAATTTGTCTCAGCCGATGCCGGCTACCAAGGAGCGCCACAGCGCGAGGAGCTGGCCGAGGTGGATGTGGACTGGCTGATCGCCGAGCGTCCCGGCAAGGTAAAAACCTTGAAGCAGAATCCGCGCAAGAACAAAACGGCCATCAACATCGAATACATGAAAGCCAGCATCCGTGCCAGGGTGGAGCACCCGTTTCGCATCATCAAGCGGCAGTTCGGCTTCGTGAAAGCCAGACATCACGCTGAACCAGCGGTTACGCACGGAATCTTCATGCCAGCGGGTATCGCTGTAACGGGTAAGCTGGCGATTCTTGTCTCCTGCATAGCTGAATGGCCGCCCTGCTGCATTAACACCATAAATGGCGACTGACCAGTGGACAACCCAACAACAATATCCGTCATTTGTGCAGGCAACATGCGCATAGCAAAAGCCGTTTGTTTTGCCGACATTCCGGTTTTGCTTAATTGTGATTGAGTAACCTCAAGCTCACTCCGCATAGCACGAAGTTTTCCAGAAAGCTCCTCATACATTTCAGGAGAAAGCATCCCCTTAGCTTTTGCTTCATTGAGCTGTTTCTGTTGTTCTACCAGACGATTAAAAGCAGTTCCGACAGGATCAAGTTGAGCAATCAGACGTTGCAAAGCAACAACCTGTTCATCATGCGCTTTTGCTGCTTCTCGCTCTGCCTGAGCCTCTCCGGTAAGCTCTCGCCGTGTTTCCTGTATTTTTCGGCTATAATTCTCAAACTGAGAACCATTTATTTTCCCGGATGCAAACGCAGCATTAAGTTCATCATGCTGTTGTTCAAGATTTCTTAGCGCCGCAGCCAGAGGGTCGATCTTGTCCAGCATTCTTTGAAAGGCCTGAGCCTGCGCTTCCTGCTGGGCGGCAGCAAGTTTTCCGGCCTTCTCGGCTTCTCTCTGCGCTTGCGCAACCCCGCTCAATTCCTCTGTGGTTTCATTAAGTTTACGGACAAGAAATTCATATTCTTCTTTATCAATAAGCCCTTTATCGAAAAATTTCTTTAATTCAGAATAGCGTCGACCGACAGTATCAATTGCGGCACCAACTGGATCAATAGCTGCTTTTAATTTTGCGAGCGCGTTCTTCTCATCTTCTGTTGCCTTAGTCACTTTCCCTGCGCTATTTGCAGCAGTTTCCCCAGCCTGCGTCATTTTGACTAATGAGGAGGTCAGATTGTCAGCATTATTTTTCGCTCCAGTGCTATCAATAATTATTGCGAGACGCGAGGTTTGCTCTGCCATTTATTAAAACTCCTGACAACAAAAAACCCACCGCGAAGTGGGTTTCAGGCGACATAATAGTAGATATAGCGATTACGAGGCCACGCAATGCTTTTCTCCAGGAGCATCATCGATTTAATTAAAGACACCATCACATCTCTGTAACAGAGTGTACGTAATTAACAACTACACACACTGCTCCTGAAAATACTGGTCATCCAGTGCAAAGATCACTGCTTCAAATTCATCGCGCTCAATCAATACCGGATGAGTGGCTAAATATTCATTTATCTCTGTCAGAGATAAAGGCAAAGGCACCCCAGCCATTCCAGCATAACGTCGGGCACGGGATATTACCGAATAGGCGTACAACAACTCCTTAAGCACCGGGTCTATTTCTGGTTCCGGTATCGGTGGCAACCTGAGTTTTTCTCGCTTCCATCTTGCCTTTTCCCCCCTTTCTCCCCCGAACTCCGATAACCACCGCTGGGCAGCTATGGCTTTTTTATCGTATCCTGCTTCTGCTGCTCTTTACCCTGGGCGATGCTGGCTGCTTCTGCAAGGATCTGCCAGTACAACTCTGGATTCTGCTTAAGCAGCGCGATCCCTCGTTCTGCCGTATATTCCAGTGCAACCTCAACACCATTAACCAGTTCACCAACCCCTTTCCAGTCTTTCAGCAGATAACGAGCGGCATTATCAATGAGTAAATCATCAACAGAATCCACCTCGGAAACCTTTGAAATATCAAACTCCTTCGTTCCGACGTGCAAACTGGCATCCATTTTCTCAATGTGGCGACGGATTAATGCATTACGGGAGCGATACTGATCGTTATCGCTGCTTCTGCTCATCCGTCAGGCCAGACAGAACAATGACCGGAACAGAATCCATTTTGAGCATTTCAGCCGCCATAACACGACCGTGACCCGCAATAATTTCGCCCTTTTCGTCAATCAGCACCGGATTAGTCCAGCCGAATTGCTTAATACTTTCTACCAGTTGTGCCACCTGCTCAGTACTGTGCGTCCTGGCGTTGTGCGCATACGGTGACAATTCTTGTAATGGGCGATAGACTATCTTTAATTTCTCGCTCATACAGCCTTGCTTTATGAATAAAACGCACCCCAGCAGCCAGTGCTACTGGGGACGGAGGTGTTGCTGGTAAAGTTAGGTATTGGATCAATGAGTGAGTCAACATAATATTAAACTCACAATTATAAATCAGCCATATATTAGGAGCGCCAAAAAAAACCTGAAAACAATATAATAACAGGATAAATTTCAAGGCGACCAAGAATCATAGCTATGCACATTAAGCATTTTGCAATGTCATTAAGCACTCCGAATGACGATGCAGTAGCCCCAAAACCTAATCCCATATTATTAATACATGCAGCCACTGTTGCAAATGATGTAAGAAAATCATATCCCATACCATTTAACACCAGTATAAAAAACACCGTGAAGAGAGTATAAAGAAAAAAGAAACTCCATACAGACCTCATTACACGATCTGTAACTATCTTCCCTCCTACATTTACACTCAACAACGCTCTGGGATGAGAAAGCTGATTTATCTCGTGTTTGCTTTGTTTGAAAAGTATAAGAAATCGAAGTGACTTAATTCCACCACAAGTTGAACCTATACATCCCCCAAAGAAACTTGACAACAGCAAAAACACTATCGTGTGCGTGGGCCAACTTGCATAATCCTGCGTAGCTAAACCATTATCAGTGAGCATGGAGCTGGCAAGAAAAAACGAATGAATAAAACTTCCATGCAAGTCATACATACCTATATGCCAGACCTGGAAAGAGGTAACAATGATCACCCCTAAGGCTATTAACAGAAAGAAACGAAGTTCAATATCTCTGATTAAAGGTTTTATCGTTTTCCTGCTAATAACAATATACCAAAGAGTGAAGTTGAAAGCCGATAGCAGGGAAAAAGAACCAGCCACCAGCTCAACCAAATAGTTATTAAAATATCCGATACTCTCGCTATGAGTTGAGAAACCACCAAGCGAAACTGTGGAAATCCCGTGACAAATAGCATCAAACAAAGGCATTCCTGCAAGTCTATAACAGACAATACAAGCAATACCTAATAAAGAATAAGTTATCCACAGTGTCCGTGACGTATCGGCCAGGCGGGGAGTGAGTTTGTCATCCTTAAATGGCCCCGGCATTTCTGACTGATAAAGCTTTGCACCACCAATACCCAATAATGGCAATACAGCAACCGCCAGAACAATAACTCCTAAACCACCTATAAAATTTAACTGTGACCGATAGTACAAATATGCCCGAGGTAATGAACTAACATCATCAATTACAGTTGCTCCTGTTGTTGTTATTCCAGAAACCCCTTCAAACAGAGCATCAATGAACGTTAAATTAAGTTCTGAGTCAATCCATAAAGGGAATGCACTAATAACAGAAAACAAAATCCAAAACATTACAATTATAATAAACCCATCACGGGTACGTAATTGAATGCCAGATTTCTTAGTTGTATACCACGCTCCGCCACCAATGCAAAAAAATATAACGAAAGTTATAAAGAAAACAAACAGGCTTTTTTCTTTATAAAACAATGCTACAACCATTGGTGGCAACATTGAAAGACTATAGAGCCAAACCAGGAACCCACACATATGAGTAACAACTCTTACATGAGATGTATTCATATCTAAATATTCTTTCAATTATAACCACCTTGCTGCAATATTATGATTATACTGTATAAAATTTAACTCCTCTTAGATCTTACTTCACTGTTCCTTATGAAACAATCATCAAAATGAATCATATTGTAGTTAAGATTTTACTTTAAACACTGCTCGGTTATGTATTGCTGAGCACCTTCAAGTTGGGCCTGCATCATTACCAGTCGTTCCCGGAGGGTGAAATAATCCCGTTCAGCGGTGTCTGCCAGTCGGGGGGAGGCTGCATTATCCACGCCGGAGGCGGTGGTGGCTTCACGCACTGACTGACAGACTGCTTTGATGTGCAACCGACGACGACCAGCGGCAACATCATCACGCAGAGCATCATTTTCAGCTTTCGCATCAGCTAACTCCTTCGTGTATTTTGCATCGAGCGCAGCAACATCACGCTGACGCATCTGCATCTCAGTAATTGCCGCGTTCGCCAGCTTCAGTTCTCTGGCATTTTTGTCGCGCTGTTCTTTGTAGGCGATGGCGTTATCACGGTAATGATTAACACCCCATGACAGGCAGACGACGATGCAGATAACCAGAGCGGAGATAATCGCGGTTACTCTGCTCATACCTCAATCTCTCTGACCGTTCCGCCAGCTTCTTTGAATTTTGCAATCAGACTGTCAGCCTTATGCTCGAACTGACCATAACCAGCGCCCGGCAGTGAAGCCCATATATTGCTGCAACGGTCGATAGCCTGACGGATATCACCGCGATCAATCATCGGCAAAGAGCCACGCTCTTTAATCTGCTGCAGCGCTACAGCATCCTGACTTTCTGGAGAAAAATCTTTCAGGCCAAGTTGCTTGCGGTAGGCATCCCACCAGCGTGAAAGAAGCTGGTAACGTCCAGCGGCTGTTGATTTGAGTTTCGGATTTAGCGTGACAAGTTTGCGGGGGTGATCGGAGTAATCAGTGAACAGTTCGCCACCGACAATAACATCATAACCGTGATTTCTGGTTTTCTGCCGTCCGTTATCTGTTCCTTCTGACCATGCCACCATATCAAGGAAAGCTTTACGCTGGGAATTAAGTGTCTGCATTAATTACTCCTTATGGGCACCGAACTTGTTACCGATGACCCTCATTGCCGCACCACGAATAGCATCAACACCAATCAGCCCCACCCCACCACCAATGGCAACAGAAAGTGATTTAGGCCATCCGACATACTCAAGCGCGGATGCAAAGGTCAGCGTCAGAGCACCACAAAGCAGAATCTCAAGCGTTTTTCGTTTCCAGCCGCCGCCACCGCCAAAATAGGCAATGCGCAAACCAGCCATAATAATTGACATAACCACTGCACCCAGCGGCGTATCTCCACGCCACCAACTTTGTAAGAGTTCCAGTAAGTCAGGCCAGGAATGAGGGGCATTGTGCATTTTCATAAGCCTCACCTCCGAGAGTTCGGATGGTGCTAAGTGTAAGATTCAGGCTCTCAGGCTTGCTAACAAGAAGTCGAGGATGTTTCCGGAGCCTAACAACGAAAAAGCCCCGGGACATGCCGGGGTCAGATGGAGTGCCAGATTAAGCTTCTGGCGGTATATACTCGTGTTTGATATCGTTAAATCGCCAAAAGTAACAATTCAAACAAAGAGGATTTTTATGTCTGAAAAAAACAAGCCACAAGATGAAAATAAACCTCAGCAACCCGTGGCACCAAAACCAACTCCAACACAAAGTACTACAGACTTTGCTACACGTCGTGTTTTTGTTGGAGATTCTGCCGACTCAGTCATTGAACATATAAAAAAACAGCCGAGATAAACATCGCCGCTACCGGAGCAAGGATGGTATACATCCTTGCTTTATCGAGACTCGTGCGGATTTTCTCATTTTCCAACAGTAACTCTCTTGCTGTATCACTCAAGTCAACAAGGCGATACCTTCGTATAAGCGGCAATAACTTATCAGGTCCTAAATATCCTGCATCAGCGAATATTTTAAAGCTCGAGGGCTCCATATCCTTATATTTTTCATGATATAGATGATCAGGAGGGGCATTGATCAGGCCCCTAACCTTCACAGATAAACCAGTACATACCAAGTAAATGGCGCACCATGTCCATAGTAATGTAAATGTGGTAATTCCGGCGGTGAGAAAATCGAAATTAGTTTTCTGTGTCAGCAATAAAAAAGATGAACCAATTCCAACAATCTGAATGTTCAGAAGTTTGTATCCATTCTCAACATTGGTTTTGTTAGAAAGATGAATCTCTCGTATCGTCTCTTCCCCTTGTTTTTCAAGATAATCGACGAGCTCATCATCTACTCCTAAAAAATAATCTTTAGGTAGTTCTCTCATCTCACCTCCACATCCTGTACTGAAAACAATTTTACCAGAATGTCTCGATTCTAGGTATTCCGCCAGGAATCGCGCTCCAGAAATGAAACATCAGGTTCGCCAGTACCAGAAACAACAAAACCCGCTCAATGGCGGGTTCTGGTAAAGTTCATGCGCTTGGTTCGCCTCGCGATACAGCTTTGCGAAGCATACCGGAATTGAAGCAGTTTATGCGTAAAAAATCAAGCTATTTTTTGAGCAAATGATTCTCGCATGGGAATATATAGGGCATACTCAGCAACAGCCAACCAATTAGCAATTCGCTTTTCGCATGTGCTAAAACACCACTCAGGATGTGCATCATTTAGCAATTCAGCCATTTTGCGCTTAGTCATCCCCCGTCCTTCATACCGTTGCCGGAGGACACTAATCAATCCAGGATGCTCTGCCAGCACCTCACTTATGACTCTATCAATACATAACGCCTCTGCATCAGTACAATGCGCCAGCCAGGTCTTTTGCTTGCCATTGATCATCTCTCGCAAAAACGCTTCCAGCTCAGGTTTCTCTATTCCCGCTTTTTTCATCCTGCGCAGGGCTTCATTGACGGCTGTTTTCGTCAATTTTTTGGATGCCAGCAACTGGTTAAACATATTTCCCGTCTTACCGCCGCCAATATACGACCAGCGCCCCCACATGCGCAGTTTTCCCTGAATCCAGACACTTTCCAGCGTGGTGAGACGAAGGTGTTCCCCGCTTTTGCCTGTATTTGTTGGGTAAATCATAAATAACCTTCCTTTCTCCAGATTTCTTGTGTGCGAAAAACACCTTCTGCATGCATCAGGCGTAATTCTTCTTTGGTGTAATCGCTGGTTTTTACCCGCCCGTCGATTAAATCGTGGCATGAGCTACAGGCAATCGCTGCCTGCATATCGTGTGGTTTTGTCGCTGTTCCGCACGTCCCCGCCAGCCTGTAATGCGCCAGCACAGAGGTTTCGGGATTGTGATTGCAGTAGCCAGGGATTCTGATCTGGCACATCTGGCCTTTAGCCGCTTTACGTAAATTCACCATTACGCAAACTCCAGTAGTTGTGCGGCCACATTTTCAACTTCCTCCTGAGAGGAGAATTTACGGAACAGAATCCAGTTCCACAGCACATTCAGAACAGATTTATAAACCTGCTGAAACTCGGTTTCGTCCATATTCGCAAACGCGATGGATTTCGCCCTGCGCCCACGGCTACCTTCCGGATAAATATGCTCGGTGTAAAATCCGGCCTGAATGGTTACCCACTCGCGGAAAGCCTCAAACGACTTTAGCAATGCCGTATCCCGAGTTCTGCGTGTCGCAACTGTATTTAGATATTGCTCTGCGGCATCACTCAGGGCTGGTGTGTGTTCCCGACCAACTGATTCGCACAAGTAATCCACGAAACCAGACAGCAGTTCTCGTTCGCGAGGTGTGATCGCCCCACCGACCGGAGTCCAGTAATCGAATCCCAGTTGCAGGAGTTTGAAAAAACGCTTGTGGAATGCGTAGTTACGCACACGCTTAAAGTCTGCGTGTATCCACTCACCTATTTTGATTTGATGCAGAAAATCGCAACTCTCCGGCGTCGCCGGGAGAAGTAAACCAGAAGAGGTTTGTTTGACCAGTTGTATATGCGCCAT